TAGATTCCACGAATGAAGCGTATTCTGCTTCGTTTCTCAGCGTCAGACCGTCTTTATCGACATCGTAATCATTGGATGTTCTCAAAGTGAGTGTATGGTCTTGATAATCCCCATGTTCCTCTGCGTACTTCACGGCTTCATCGCCTACATCAATCATCTTCTTTTCGACCTCCCATTCTCCTTCATCGAAAAAGGAGTCGACATCTGAGAAATCGAAATCTACATCCATAATTCCGAGTAGTTAAAGTAGTTTGTACTCTTCACTGTATAAACTTCGCCTTGACCTCTTACGCTATCACCATCCATGCAACGTACTTCATCACCAGCCTTGACAGTAATTTTCTTCTCGCATACCACATGATAATTCGGACGATACACAGAGCCGTTATCAGATGAAAACTCTTTGGTAGTGTTATCATCACAACGGCATTTGCACACCTCCTGCCAGCTTTCACCACCTGTTCCGGGAATAGGTCTGCCAAACTCATCCTTATCCATTGGAGTGATAACTTTTACCTGCAATATGTGTGGAGCGAATATCATAAGAAAGTCACTTTAGGTTTGTTACCCAGTTCGTCTTTCAAACCGTACTGTTTACACAGAAATGAATAGTAATCCTTAATGCCTTGAATGTTCCAAGACATAGAAAAACCGCTTTCGCTGATGGAAGTGGCACGAAGCAATAGAGAGGGGATGAACTTCGCAATTGCCACCGACACCCGTGTTTGGCAATCCTCGTTCATCTCACCCCCTCCGCTTATCTTTGCGTTCAGACATATATCGAAAAGGTCAGCCTCCGACAAGTTAACGCTGAAGGTCTGAAACTTCTGTAATATATAATCGTTTACTGTCATGCGTTCATCTCACTCAAATCGAAGTTCACAATCAGGTTCGGGTTCGCAATCTGCGGAATCCATTCGGCTGTGTATTCCAGATAGCGACCATTGCCGTCCTTGTAACCTGAAATCAGCATATCGCCATCTGCCTGAGTGTAATTACGTCCCGGTACACCATCCACAGCTTCATAAGGAGTGTGGAAGCGCATATAACCGATTTTATCCTGCGGAAGCAGGGAAATACGACCATCTGCATAAATGGGGATATTCTTACCTGTTTGGTCTACCACATAATCTTCCTTGATTTCAATAGCCGGAAGTCCGATACCTGTAAAAATGGTAGAAGCCAGTTGCGAGGTGATAAGCCCGGTAGACATATACATTTCATTGCCTGTAAGCTGCATTTTGAACTTATCTCCAAATTCACTTGAACCGATAATATTCTTGATGAATGTGCCACGGCTCATAATCATCTTGGGGAATGTGCCGTAAATAGATTTCAGCTCATTCAGTTTCTGCTGCAAGTAAGTGACGAAATAGTCTTTATCCTCTGTGTCCGGCTTGATAAACTTAAACGGCAAGTCGATGTTCAATAAGTCAATTCCTCCGGCATTGTCGTCCTTGTTCTTCACGCTTGCTGCTCCAGTCATCAACAGAGAGCCTACGATAATGTCCATACGCTTGTGCGGTGCCAGCAATACCTGACGGTAATCGTCATAGATGAAGTCCACGATGTCACGCATGGCTGCTTTCTGGTCTTCCGGTTTGGCGGCATTATACTTATCTATCAAGTCCTGCAAGTCAGACAAACGGTCGATTGAGATTTGATAGCGGTCACCCAAATAGGCAATCTCACCATATCCGGAACCGATATTCCTGCGTTCACGGATAGGCTTTTCGCCATAACGGGAGTTGATGGAACCAGCCATCACGCCAGTAACCTGACCGATGTAGTCTTTAAATACACGAGTAGTAGTCCTACGGAAGCCCAAATACTGCTGCCAATAAATTGTGTCCTTTCTTGTCTTGAGGACACGCTGAATCACTGCATTTACAATGTTCGGGTCATTAAACAATGTATGAATAGTTAGCATCATATATTAGTCCTCCTTTCTTTATTTTGCCATTATACCTGCGTTTTTCAACGCTGTCAATAATCCGTTAAAGTTTTCTACCGACACCGTACCAGATGCATCATTCACTTTGGCTGCCTGCTTTACACCTCCAAAAGCAGAAGTCGTAGCTGCTGTTAAAGTATACTTGTTAGCTTGTGCTGCAACCCCATCCAATTTGGCTTTATCTTCCTTACTCATCAAACCGTCCTGACTAGAAGAAGCCTTAGGAATAGATACGGCTTCTTTTTCTTGTTTGACATCCAAAGCGTTAAACTGGAAGTGCGGCATATTCGCCTTGTCAATATCTGCGAAAGGCATTACCAGCTTGGTCGGTTCGATTTCAAACGCACGCATCAAAAGGGAAACCAATACTATGCCATCCTCTACCTGCTTCCTTTCATACAGAGCTGAATTTGCGATAACTTTGGGCGTTGTACCGTCTGCGGCTGTCGCTTCGTAAAGAACTGTTCCAGCTTCTAGATTTTCTCCAAAGTCTGCCGCTAACGTCAGCTTATCAAAAGCTTTGTCAGCCTTGTCAATAGCGTTGATTGTCGCTCCATGCGCACCGTTACCCAAGTGCATACCTTTGTAAGCCAAAGAACGTTTCTTGATTTTCAATGTGGTATTGGAGCCTGTTGTAAACTTCTCATATACTTCCACACGGATAGCCACTTGGGATGTTTTCTTCACCAAGTCAGCTGCAATCGGTGTGAATGAGGGCAAGTACGAGCCGACAACGAGGTTGGTTGTGTCCAACTTGTACGGACCTCTGCGTCTGCGTCCGGTTTCTACGTCGTAGCGTTCTTCCTGCTCAACTTCCGGTTCAAGATTATACTTAAATCCTGCTGCCATAAAATCACTGTTTTTGTTGTTCTACAATTTCTTTAGTGTCGTCTGCAATCATTTTCGCAAACGCCTGAGTCTCATTTTCCAGTTCTTTTTTTGCTGTATCTGGAGGAACTACACCCTTAAAGCCGTCATTCGCAAACTCCTGCTTCAAGTCCTTGAAGTATGCGTCCAAGTCCTCATCGTCCTTAATGGCGCATCGTTTGGCGTAGTTTTCGGGAATACCATACTCCTTTGCCTTTGCCAAAATCTGCTGGCTACGTGTTGCTTGAGCCTTTTCCGTTTCTAACTGTGTTAGCTTATCAGAAAGGTTCTTGTTGGAGTCAATTAAAGCTTGCGCCCATGCAGGCACATCGTCTTTATTCTCTTCCGTTTTGGTGGTTGTGGTAGTCTCGATTGGCTTACCGTCTTTAAGGTTATGCTTCTTCTCGTAGTTGGAAACTGCGGTCTTGGAAGCATCCCCGGCACGGAAATCACCATAGGAATTAAGCACGTCCGAAAAACTGATACCCTCAACAATGGAGTTTACTTTTGTCTCGTCCGTTACACCCTCTGCCTTTTTGGTGGCAATGCGGGTAAGAATAGCAGTGTCCACCCCAGCGAATTTCTGTTGTAGCCCTGCCAAGATTTGTTCTAAGATTGTCATACCGTATGAATTTGATTTATAAATTTCTACGGTAAATTTCGGCATTAATAAAGCAGATGAGAAATTATCAGATAGACGATATACGACAATGAAGCGATTGTCGTAAAATGATAAAAAAAGGCGTGAAACCAATGGAATCACGCCTTCAAAATTATTACTATTTACTTCTTTACAGCTTTCAGCTTAATCATTTCATTATACCCATAAGGAGTTAAAGTCCAATATACATTTGTATCTTTTATCCCCCTTTTCTTTTCACTTTTAGCTATCAAACCTAATGATGAAAATTGAATTAATATGGTATAAAAATCCTCACTTAGAAGTTCTACAAAAGATTTATAATTAAAACGATAATCACGAAAACATAATTCTCTTAATGCTTGGTTTATGCCAAATTCTGTTGCTTCATTTATCATCATTGGAGCTAAATAAGCAAATAATTTATTCCATGTAGTATTTAACTCTACACTTTGTTCATGCGGAGAAATGAAATGCAAACAAACAGAATCTTCTCCTTGTTTTAACATTTCACTTCCCACTGGAGGAGTTACTTTTATTTCCTCTATTTGCTTAATCAACTCTTCATTTTCTTTCCTAAGAGCCAAAATTTCTTTATTTGCATCTGCACTCGATACTTCATTTGCCTTTACCCATCCTACACGAGGATTGGTTTTGATCAAAGAATTTAAACTTAACACGACTTGAGAAGCTAGTCCGTCAGCGTTATCCCAAAGTTTGCATAGTTTCTTTTTGACTTCAGATTTGAAACTCTCTAATTTCTCTTTGCATTTGGGATTTGATTCGATTTTTATGCCTGGCAATATTCCTGGATTCTTATGTACAAACGAAATCACCGGAACTCCTTGTTCAATTGCATATTCAAACTCTTTTTGCGTATAGCTTTTCCCTGATTCTTCCTCTATTGATCCATAACGTCCAGCAACAATCAAAACATAATAGTCACACTCACGTATAAGACTTTTAATAACCTCCCATTGTGATGAATCCGAAGCATTAAAATACTCCATTCCTACAGGAAAGCAATTCATTTGCAAAAGTGCCTCCATTACTTTTTTTCGCTCTTCCTGTAAGTCCTCATACGTTGAACTAACAAATACTTGATATTTCTTTTCCATAGTAACCTTATCGTAGATTTACGAGTTTACACTCCCAACACTATATTAGCATCAATATTTAGCTTCCGGCTTATCTCACGAGCAACTTTTAAAGTAGGTTCACATTTACCGGATATATAATCACTTAACCGTGATGGGCTGACACCAACCAACTTTGCAAGTGATTTTTGATTAAGCCCCATTTCGTACATACGAAGTTTAAGAACATCCACAAGTGTTGGTTCTCCCAATGCAAAATGTTCTTCGGAATAATCAGCAACCAAATTAGAAAGAAGCTCCAATTCTATGCTATTTGGGTCATTCAAAGGAGTATCATCTTTCACTAATGGAAGAAGTTCCTCTACTCTTTTCACCGCCCATTCATATTGGGCTTGATTTTCTATCTTTGTCATAATCCTAAATATTAGCGCAATCTATTCTATCATATTCTTTATGAGTACCAATAAAGCGAATATACACAAACTGAATAGTGAATTTAATCACTACTACCAAACGATAGTTGTTGCCTTTGATGTTGAAAACATAGTGTTGATTACCTACATTATCAACGCTATTAAACGTTTTCTTAATATCGGCAAAACAGGTCCACTTACTTCTTTTCACAATGGTAGTCCATTCTTGCAAAGCGACCTTTGAATCGGGATGGTTCTCTGCATATTCTTTTAATGCTTGTTCGGTAAATATTCTCATTGGTTACTCAATTATCGTGTGACAAAAATACATATATAATTCTATAATTCAAAATTATATTCTAATATTTACAATTTAAAGAGCAAAAAAATAGCGGCAACTCCAAAGAGTCACCACTAACTATCCTATTTTCCCTATCAAAAAATTATAAATCCCGTAATTTTTCTGACTAAGAGGCGTTTTTCTGTCCCTTATTTCCGATTTGCTCATTCTTTGCCACCTGTTCCTCTTTGATTTCCTTCAGCTCTTCATCAATGCGATCCGCGTTCCCAGCAAACATAATGCCCTCACGTCTTGACCATACACCACCACTAACAGCGGAGACAGCCGTAGTAACCTTATCATTCAAATCATCAATCATATATGGAACCAGTTCTGTTTCTATGTCAATGGTCTGCGATGCCTTGCTAAACTCGGTTGGATTGATAGAGCCTAAAGCGGAAACAATGAAATTTACTCTCCGCTGTAAAAACTCGCCGATAACCTCACCGTGATTTTCTACTGCCATATGTGCACCCATGAACATAAAGCGGAAAGCGGTTCCTGATGCTTTGCCTACCCCCTTCAACGTCTCAAAGGATATTCTTGGAGTGTTTGACATATCATAAGCCATATTAGTGAGTGTTTCTGCTTCAAAACGTACCGTATCCGGAACTTGGTTCCACGTCAGATACTGGGCATCCGCACCTTCACCTGTAAGTTTGACCATTCTATCCTTAACCTTACCCATGAAACCCTCTACATCTCCAATTAGCTTCAGCAGTGGGAAGAAATGGTAGTCTATACAATCAGCATAATTAGATAACAGTTTTTCCAGCCGGACACGGAATGTCTTTATCTTCTTGCAATAAGATTCAGGACGATAAGCATAGAGAACCGGTAGTTTTGGGAATCCATGAGCAAAAGGCGTTCTTTCTTCATACCCTTTAGACAAATCCCATTGATAAACCATTTTGTCCGTGATAGTCATAAAGCAGATGACCTCCGAATCATCCATGAGCTTCTTCTTGTACTCACGTGAGAAAGCAATCATTTTACCTTCGTCGTTAAAAAATGGGTATAGATTATCACCTCTGAATGGAGACCATAACACGCTTTTCAGTTTCTTGGTGGGCTTGACCTTCCCCCCGAAGGTAGTCTTTATTTTCTTCCAGAACTTTGCCCAAAACGAATCATCATCGGTAACATACCAATATTCTGCCGCTTCCTGTTCGGATAACCAAGCACGGACAATCTTCTTGTTCTGATACTTGATTTTATTGGACTTGAATACGGCCTTTACAGCATCAAGCAGCTTCTTTTCGTCATCATCAGTCGGAGTGCAATCTATGGAAGGCTCAGTACCAACAGTGAAAGCAGTTTGAATGTTCACTATATCTTGTTCCAATGGAATGGAAATACGGTTCACCGGTTCAGTCTTATACTTTGCTTCGATTTCATAAGTCTTACCAGTTTTTTCATCGAAGTGTTTCTCTGCTTCTTTTTCAAGAACCTTTCTGTCCGGATACTTCTTTTTGTCAACCATGATTTCATGGCGTTCCGGATTCCAATCGTCCCAAAGTTTACAACGGTCGGGAAGTTCAGTTTTCCTACCTTTCTTCAGGTAGTTTATCTTCTGCCCGATGTCAGGGAGTGCTAATATTTTTTCTAAATTCAATGGCATAATCTATAATTTTAGTGAGTAAATATTCCTGTTAAATCTTTCGGTTTCTGAATCTTGCCAAGAAGCTCACCCAATACATAGTAACGTACAGCATCTATACAATTATGCACGAGAACCCCATTAGCAAAATATTCATGTTCACCTTCAATGGTCAAATCATATACCTCGCAATAGCTTTCACTTATTGTTTTTACGTCTGTTACTTGCTTGCAGTTTATGTGCGCATTCTTTTGAACAGCATTTGGGCTTAAGATACTTGTTCCCCATGAATGTGATTCCGCAGTATTGGCACACCATTTCTGTCGTACATTTAGGCGAGGTGTACTGCCATTTGTGATGGCATTTCTTTGAGCAAAATCGCTGATGAACATTTGTTGCTGTGAATCGTCCGCCACATTGCTCGCACACTCTCTCTTCGCTCTGTAATCGGGCAATTGCCTTAATTCTTCTTTGATTCCAATTTGATTTTGTATATGCGCCTTTTGTGTTAAGACCCATTCTGACAATATTGTCAATTTTCTCCGGATGTAGCCTATTATGTTCACTTCTTGAAACCGCTTCAAGGTTTTCAATCGAGTTATTGAGCGGATTGTGGTCAATGTGGTGGATAATCTTTCCATTCGGAATTTCCCCATGATAGAATTTGTAAACGGCATGATGCAGCATCTCGCTCTGTTTGTTTCCGTGTCCAAATTTCCAATAGTAATAATTGGGGTGTTTCCCATTTGGATACCGTTTGTACACTCTCCCGTTAAATTCGATAGAACAAACAACTTGTCCCCTTTTGTTAATTTTCCGTACTTCTTCCATTTTCCGTTTGCGTTAAATTTATGTTCTAAGGTAGCAAAAAATGTTCGTTTTTCAAAGCCTATAAAGACTTCTTTTTCAATTACTTTTCTTACTCCGTTATTGTGTTTCTTAAGCACTTTTTTATAACCATTTCGTGTAAGAACATAATCCCCGACCCGAATATCCTTGATAGGAATATCGCCATTTATGGTAGTAATCAGTGTGTCTCCACGAAAGCAGTGGTTGTTTGCATCCACTGGAGTGTTTATATACCTTCCGTCTTTATCTTTATCCCATACATAATTCCTCAGCTCATTTTGCAGGTTGTATGAACGCTTGGTTACGAAAATTTCAAGACTTTGCATTTTGTCAATTCCTGCATTGATTGATCCAGCACCTTTTTCGACGGCATATATCCTTATTCCCCCGTTATGGATTTCTTGTATCAATCTCGGATCTGCGCTATCGGCAATAGTTTTCATGCCCCAGGGTCTAAGCGATTTGACTATATCGGTTGAAAGCAATCCGGTTCGGTAATCTACTTCGTCAAGATATAGTCTATTATCCCATATTCCGCACCTAACTATCGCTGTGGGGTCCATGCTATACCCAAAGTCCAGCCCTATGCCAACTTTTTTGCATTCAGCCGGGAACTCGTCAACAATTCCCCACCTCTTGAACACAGCACCTTCTGCAACGTCAGCCCAGCGACCGATAACCACATGAGCATACTTTTCAGGATTACTCACCTTCATATCTTCCACCTCTTTCAGGAACTCAGGAGAAAGGTTATCCAAGTTATCAAAATACGTAGTATGGATATGGAGCACATTCGGATGAGTGGAAATCTGAACCTGCACACCGTCAATCTCTACCAGCTTGTGAGTTTTCTCAATGTATTTCTTGTAGATGAAGTGATTGGAATCGCATGGGTTCATTATAATGATAATCCGGTTCTGAATACCCTTCTTGCGAATGGAGAGCATTATCTTGTCGAACTCATCTTCGCTTGTCCACTCTTCCGCTTCATCGCAGACAAAAGTCGTAATGCCTTGAATGGATTTCAGTTTTGCTGTCTGGTTTCCGGAAGAAGTCTTGATACCCCGAAACATGATACGGCTCTTAGTCATCTTATTGACTATGTCCGTCTTTGTGGTCTTGAAATATTTCGTGGTACCGTCCAAATCTATCTTCTCCATCATTTCGGGGATGATAGACATACCGGCAGAAACCATCGTGTAACGGGTGTAAAGAATCTGATGAACTATTTTCTCTACGGGAGTCATTTCAAAAGTCAACCGCTCAATAAAGGTAGAAGCATTGAAAGACTTTCCCGAACCACGCCCACCGGTAATAAGAATTATAAATTTTTCCTTATCCTTGTATAATGGATGGTAAATTTCTTGAGGTACTATCATTTCAGCTTGTCTTTAATCCAAGAATCAATGTTGATGCCATGCTCTATGTCTGTTGGAATATCAGCATTTGCAATCTTTTGGTTTTCATCAGCAGGAGATTCACCGATAAGTTCTAATAAATACCTTATAGCGTTCAAATCTGCATCACCCACAGCTTTCGCTATGAGTTTTTTTATCATGGCATCCTTTACAATGTATTTCCGACCTTTATCATCTGTAGTTTCAGCATTCAACGCAGCAATGGCAAACTCTCTTGCGGTTTTCACAAGTTCCTTTTTCTGTCTTCTCGATTCAGCCGAAAGTCTTGCGAGTTCCTGCGCTCTCTCTGTGCTAATGCGTTTGCCTTTCTGCGTTAAATTCTGTTCGTTCGCCATTATTCTACCCCAAATTCTATTCTATCCATAAATTCTTTTCCATCAATGTATCGTTCTTCAAATCCATAACCGAACATCTTCATGAAATTAGCCCTTTCTGTTGGGCTATTAAAAGACAGCACGACATAGCTTAACATTCCGTTATCCTTTTCAAAGCTATTTTGGTTGCTAATTCTGTCTTTTATCTTTTGCACTTCATTGTGACGTACAATTTGATTTTCTTTTGAATCCTCATAAAAATTATTGGAACGGTTAATGTCTTTATTCTCTTTACCTTCTTTAGTAGCTTCATCTATGGCTGATAATGAATCGTCCAATATATCTTCCTTTCTCCAAATATCATCGTTAATAGAAAAGTCCAAATCACCAATTCCAAGCATATTCAAATCGAAGTCATTCAGTCCGGCAAGGCTATAATCAATTCCATCAAGCATATCTTTTAACATATCTGAATCAAAATCGCCTTGTACGCTTCTGTTATTCATAAAGATATTCTGCTCTTTTTCAGTTTTTTCGTCCATGTGAACTACTTCAACACGAATCAAATAATCATTAGTTCTCGTGTCAGGATTGTATTTATTTACTTCATCTATCACTGAAATACGTTGATGACCAGAAACAAGGTTGCCAGTAACCTCATTCCATACGATACCACCAAGCAACCCTACACGCTTTAGGTTTGCTTTCAGGTTCTTTCTTGCTTCTTGTGTTATTTTGCGAGGATTGTAGTTAGCGAAGTTTATATCACTCCGCTGTATTTCTCTACTTTCCGGTTGAGTTATTTTGTTCTCTTTCATAATCGAATATTAATTTTTCGGAATATGGGAACTCTTTCAAAATGCGTTTATAATCATTGGGATATTTACTACGCATTAATAGCATCGTATTTAAATCAATAGTAAATCCTTGACTTATAGCGTTTGCATCATAGATAAAAGGTTGTATCAATCCACTTTGCCTAATATATTGAAGCACTTCTTTGTTTGTCCACAATGCAAGAGGATAAACCATGCCTTTATCTGTTACATAGCCGGTTTTAGCAAACTTCTTTAAACGCATCCGTTTCATATAGCCATCTACGCCTTTCATTCCGCTGAATCCGTACATGACGCCTGTCTCTTCTCTTACAAATTGTTCTATTTCACCAATCTTTCTCGGCTTTATAGAACTATCTGGTTCACGAAAAAAGCCCCAGAAATCGTAATAGTCACGCTGAAAATGTCTAATTTTGCGTACTTCTACATTTTTGTAATGATTTTCTGCCCATTTGATATAAGGCTGCACATGGTCTAAATTTGGTATGAGGTACATATAATAGCATATAACCTTATCAAATACACCTGCAAGCATATCCAATAAAGCTATACCGTCTTTACCACCGGCTGAATAAAACAACACAGCAGTGTCCGTTTTATCACGAACACTGCGTATTATCTGCATTGTAAGGGCATACTTGTTCATAGGCTAACCATTTGAACCATTTGCTCCACGAACCCCAAAGGCAACACGTAAGTCATACCGTCTTTGGTCTCTATTTCCTAACTGCGTTGTACCAGCTTCACCGCCACGTCTGGCAACCAATCTACCACCAGCCCCTGCACCGTTCATATTACGGCGCGGTCCCATTGTTCTGTTAATTCTTCTCCTTGTACTACCGACTCAGCTAATAAATTTTAAAATTAAACAATCAAACATTATCTGTACTAAGTATCTTACCCAAATGATACCATACTTGGCAAACAAGATATTCTTTGCCGTTTTCTTCAAATACTTGGTCGTTACCATCTTCATCTGTAAAAATGATAAATTCAGCACTCTTAACCTCCACCGTAAGACGTGGCGCATCTTTTCGTCTGCCATTTATAAGAACCAAAGCGTCATACTTTATTGGTACTACATCCACATCCTTATCATCATTTGGTATATCTTCTTGCCGTTTGTATCTTTTGCCATCGTGTTCAAAATATACATATCTTGTAACATTTGAGGGGTAAACATATCTATGTTCTATGTCTTGTTCACCTTTTAAGATAGATTGAAAACTATCTTTTTTAATCTGTAATGTTAATACATTCATAATCGTGTCATTTTTTTAATTAATACTCAATAGTTGCGGGGGGCTGAATCGAACAACCGACCTTCACCAAGTCAAAGTGAAAAGCTACCACTGCTACACCCCGCGATAGTACCCCAAAGGTACTACCACAACCAAAGATAACGAAATATCTTCAATCGTTATACACGACAATCGGCTTATTGTCGTGAACTAAGCCATTTATCCCGTCTTTCTCTACACGCCTCTA